AATCATCGTCTATCTGCTCCCTGAGTTGCTGTCCGGCTTTACAGAGTTTAGCCATTATGACAAAAGAAGTTTTGCTTCTTCTTCGGTGATGCCGAGTTTGACCAATAATTCATTTTTGGCATCGTTCAATGCTTTTTCGCTGTCCGATTGGCTTTCAACATTTTGTTGATCGAGATGCCATTGTGCTAATTCGTCGGCATTCATTTCTCTTTCAATTTCTTCACCAGTCGTAGCATTGTGAATTTTGATTAGCGGCATTTTAGGATTCTCCATATATGTAAATAGTTCCACCAGTGAATGTCGTAGTTCCGTCGTTGCTCAATACTGTGACGCTTGTGATGGCTGCCGAATTGTTGTATGTGCCAGTGCCGTGATAACTCTGATATGTGCCAGCACCAGCATCAGCACCCATACTAACTAGAGAATAAGGCTGAATATCGGTGTCTGTATATCTAGGTAAAAATAATTGCGCATTGCCTAAATACAACGCATTGGAATTACTATTTGGCGTTCTGGCTATTGCGCGAATTTGACTTTCTGTTGAACTAATTCCAACCAAAGTTCCAGCGGTATTTCTAACAATATTGTTTGCGTAATTACTACCTGAATCAGTATTCAATCTAATGTTGATTTGTGCTGAATCAGTATTGACATAAACGCCTTTCACAAAAACAAAAAGATTTTTGTACGAACCGCTAATTGAACTGACTGTCGTGCTAACTCCAGAGAGAGAGGTTGTGCTTAGAAGCGTAAAACCTCCACTACTTGGAGTAGTCCAAGCCAATCCGGTCGATTGCGTTGAATCAGCTGTCAATACTTGTCCATTTGTTCCGACTGCCAATCTTGCTGGCGTATCTGCCGCAGTAGCAGAAATCAAATCGCCTTTCGCATCAACAATAGCATTTTGAATAGCATTTGAATCGTCTTGAGCGACCCAACTAAAATCCATATCAGTATTTGAAGCTTTAGCAAGCACTTGTCCGGTTGTGCCGCCTTTGAGATCAACGAGAGAAGTATCAATCGCGCTACCTAGAGTTCGGATAGCCGCCGCGCCGTCCTTGACTAGGTCGGTATCGTCCGGCGTCTCCCAGCCGAAGTTCGTCGTATTTGCCATTAGTTAGTTCTCCTTCTAGGCGACTATTGTAGCGTTGAGCCAGTCCAATGTGGGCGAAATGGTATTCCAAGTTTCACCGGCTGGAACGTCATCCCAAGCAAAAGCTTGAAGCGAATAAGCCACCGGCGAGATATTGAGAGTCAGGTTCAGAGAGTTCAGACCAGCCGTCCAAGTCCAACCCTCGACGAATCCTTGGAATTCGCCGTTTGGCATATTGGTTGGAAGGTTGGCAATATTGAGCGGAAGGCCCATAAAAACGTTGAGAAGAGCATCGCGATCGGCATCGTCTATTTCAGAGCTACCGAGAGGGAAACTGATTTGCTTGAGGGCGAACTCGGGGTAAGCGCGGATAAGGAGATAGAAGGCGGCTTGGGCTTCGGCATCGACTTGCTGTCTGAGAGTTGTGCTAATTGTGGCGGCTAATTGGCCAAATAGGGATATTGAGGTCGGGTCGCTGTCTGTGACATTGCTGGCCGAGTTGTTGCCGTAAGCGATGGTAATGGCATTACGGACGTCGCCAGCGCGTTTTGTAATGGACAAGGCTGGGCCGATTGCGTGATTGCCATCTAAATCGACATATCCGTTGGCTGAGAGATATTGACCGCGACGAGTGGAATCTGCGTAACCAATTCGACCTTGAGCATCCTCGTAAAGATAGCCAAGACCAGAAGTGGCATACGAGCTGGCTAGGTTATAGACAGTATCGTTCAAGCCAGATTGCGAATGAAGTTCATAATCGCCCGGCTGATCGATTACGCCTAGACCGCTATTTTCGGCATTTTCCCAAGTCGTCGTTGGGTCATAGTCGTTCCAAGTAACGCCAGAGGGAACCTCGTCCCAACTATCAAAAAGAACGCCGCTAAGTAATTCATAGATTCGGTCGCCATCGAATTGATGGTTGAAGTTGCCAGTATAAACCGAGCGAGCCAAGCGAGCCAAGGCTCCTACACCGACAATTTGAATTCTTTGACTAAGTGCGATTGAACTTGAAGTTTCAACTGTTATGGATAAATCGCTGAGAAATCCACCAAAGAGGCTAACCCAATCGCCGTTGGAATCTTGGACTTCAATCGTAAGAGGATCATTGATTTGATAAGGAACGTTAGATTCGCTGGTTTCAATCAATGTAAAATTACAGTAACCGGCTACTGGTTGAGAATAAATATCGGAACGACCAGAAGTAATGGTCAAACCGCTGAGGGTCGCTCCTGTGACTGTGTAGCCGTTGACTTTGACTCGATAAGTCGGATTCCAGAAGGTCATAGAATTAGTTGGCTACTTCCGCCTCCAGAGCGACGCTCGGAATTATTGAGGGCTTCTATGACTGCGCGGCTGAATCCTTGTTCATCAATAACACTTGGAGCTTGGACGACGATTGTCAAACCGCCTCCATCGTCGGGACGTAAATTGCCTCGACCGCCAAAAGCTCCTGTGCCTGTTTGAGTGTAACCAATAAAGTCGCGAATAAATTGAGTTCCATTACCAATATCGGGAACACTAAAAACTGGAGCCCCAGAAGTAACTGAACCGGCCGTAGCTGTGCCTGATCCTGAGCCAGTTCCACCAGCGATTAGATTGCCTCCCCCACCGGCTTCTGGCTTTCCGGGAACGCTTCCGCCAAATGGCAACCCACCTGGAGCGACTGTATTTGAGCCAGTAGATGCTCCACCAGACCCAAAATTGATTGGGCTAATTGTTGGAGTATCAGGGCCAGGAGTCAAAAGATTCTTTGCGCGAATAACTCCATTGATTCCTTTGATTGCCGCATTGATAATCGGTTCAAGAGCTTTGAGGGCAATAGAAACGGCTTTGACAATACCGCTGGCAACAGTTGAAAGACCTTTGATTGCGTTCCCCAAAGTGAATGTTATAAATGGAACGAGAGTATCTTTGCCGAATTCGTAAATAGATTTCAAAGCATCTTCGTTATCTTTGAAGGCTTTGATTACTGGATCAATGGCAACCTTCTTGAATTCTTGAAGTTTTGGAATACCAGTCTCAACAATAAACTTGAAGAACTTTTCAATAATCGGAAGTAACGCCGCCCCAAGAGTTTCTTTGGCTTCATCGAACGCAACTTGAACTCTAGCCATTTTGCCTTCGAAGGTTTCGGCTTGCGTTGCGGCGGCTCCGCCAAAAGTATCGCTAAGGGTGGTAATTGCTCCTTCAAGGCCAAGCGTTTTGATTTCTGTTGCCGATAAACCGACGCCTAAACGAGTTAGGGCTCCGGTATTACCTTCATACGCTTTACCTAACGCATTAGAGACGCTTTCGACGTCTTTGCCAGTAGCCGCTGAAATATCGAGGGCAAGAGTGAGTAAAGTTTGAGATTTCTCAAGGTCACCAGTTGCTATTGCTAAACGCTGGAAGGCTGGACGAAGTTTGTCATCAGCTACGCCAGTCGCTAATGAAGTTTTTAGAATTTGCTTTTCTACTGCCACCACTTGAGCATCTGTGGCATCGGTGACATTCTTGAGAGCAACTTCTAAACGCTTTTGAGCCGCTTCGTCAGCGATTGCCGCTTGAACACCATCGACTGCCAACTTGACCGCATACGCGCCAGCGGCGGCCGCGGCCGCGGCAAACGCGGCTTTGGCTTTGGCACTAAATTTATCAACCTGTCCGGCAAATCCATCGACTTGATTCTCGGACTTCTTCATATCCGAGACGAATTGTTTTGTCTCAGCTAAGAGTTCAAGTTTGAGGGTGCGCCATTCTTTAGCCATTTACGCAGTCCATTTCTTTACGACTTTATTTATTGCGTCTTCCCAACGTCGAGTTAGTTCAGGCTGAATTTTGCGAAGGGTTGGATATATAAACCAACCTCGGGCTCCTGCTCCATATCTGCCGCTATACGTCGGAAATTGTGGATACTTACCTGTTGGATCACCAAATTCCAAGCCGCCCCAAAGTTGCTGTGTCGTTGCTCCACCAGAAAAACGCTGAGAGGCAAATCCGAAAGAGATGCGACCGGTCTTTGATGTTTTGCTAACTTTACCGCCATCGACGATTCGTTGAACTGCTCTGGCTGAAACTGTTCGGCCGTATCCGGCTTGGCGGATTTCATCATAAGCATACGACGCCAAAGCGTTCGAAGTATTACGAGCCTCATCGACAGCTTCATCCCCCATCAAGGAAAACGCTTTTGCTAATTGCCGAAGTTCGCGCTGGGTGTATGCGCTGAATCCGCTATCTGCCACCATTCCGCTCCTTCAGTATTTCTATTGCCGTCAAGACTTGGTCGATGTCAGTCCATTCGCTCATCGGAATTCCGGTTGCTATCGCCACTTCGACGATAAGGCGATTTACGCTTCCGGACTCGTAACTTTTGGGCTTTCATCTCCAATCGTCATTTCATCGATTGATAACTCCCAAATTTCTTGGGACTTAGTTGGCTTTCCAGCCGCTTCGCGCTTGTAAGCAAAGTAAGCCAGATCGAGGAAGTCCGCTT